CGGTGACCGCGCAGCGGCAGACGTGCGCGTCGACGACATCGAAGCGATGTTCATCGCCCTGATCGGCGACGGCTTCTCGAAGGCCTCGTTGGCCAAGATGCGCAGCCATCTCGCCAAGGCATTCCGCTGGGGTGTTCGGCGCCGGCTGGTGATCTCCAATCCGGTCGCCGACATCGAGATGCCCGGCGGTGCCGTCGAGCCGGTGCCGGCGGTGTGGCTCGACGTCGACGAGTTCGCGTTGATGCGGGCCTGCTTGCAACGCAACGTGACGACCCACAAGCTCGTGCTGTTGACCTCGCTGCTGACCGGGATGCGCCCCGGCGAGGCCGAAGGGTTGTGCTGGGAGAACCTTGACCTCGACGCCGGTCTCGTCCACGTCCGTACGGCGATCCAAGACAGCCAGGACGGCAGGGTCCGCAGGCTGGTACCGAAGCTCAAGACGCACAGTTCGCGGCGGACGCTGCAGCTGCCGGCGGATCTCGTCGTCGCCCACCGGGCGCACCGCAAGGCGCAAGCCGAGCAACGACTCGCGGCGAAGACGTGGGCCGAGCCGCGACTGGTGTTCACCACCGACACAGGCGAGATCATCGACTCGTCGAATCTGGCCCGCTCCTGCCGCGGGGCGTGCAAGGGTGCCGGCACCAAGGCGGTCTCCCCGAACGGGATGCGTCATAGCCACGCATCGATGCTGCTACACCGCGGCGTGTCCGTCGCCGAGGTTGCCCGCCAGCTCGGCCACGACGATCTGCGGATGGTCACCCAGACGTACGGTCATGCCATGGTCGATGTCGTCGCCGCTGCCGCGGTCCTCGATTCAGTCGGCTGACAAGCGAAATCCACAGCGCTGTGCATTACTTGTCGCTCGCGTGATTTGGGTTGTGCTCGCCGTCCTCGTCGTCGGCCTGATCGTGATGAGTCGGTCTGATATTTGGAAGCAGTGACGGTCACTCGTCGCGGTCCTTGCGGCGTTCTTCGCGGAGCGTGCTCGATACGGCGCGGACGATGCGGATGGTGGCGATAGTGGCGAGCACGGCGCCGATGATGAAGGCGCCGGCGAGGTTGACGTTGTCCCAGTCGACGGCGAGCATCAGCTGGTGTCCGGCGAGGCCTCGGTCGTCTCGACGGTCCCGACGATGTCGACGTGTTGCACCGCGGTTTCGTCGGGAATCGGTGCGGCGTTGAGCAGCATCTGATCCCTCTCGGCGGATCGTGTTGCTGCCTTGGCGACCGAGCTCCCGCCGACGTACCCGCCGAGGACTCCGATCATGCCGCCGAACGCGGCGATCAGGACCTGGGTGGCGTTCTCGGAGATCGAGTAGTCGCCGGACTTGCGGCCGCGGTAGTAGGCGGCGAGCAGCACGCCGATGACGATCAGGTTGACGGCGGTGGCCAGTCCGATCGCCAGGGTCAGCGCCACCCAATCACGACTCGGGTGATGCGACTGCTCGTTGTCAGGCAACGGGCTGGACGCGTCGGGAGTATTCGGCGACGCCGCCTTTGAGCCACTGGTGCCAGTAGCTCGAGGGGTTCGGGACGTAGCGGGGCAGGTTGGCGAACGGGCCGCCCGGGCCGATCTCGTCCCCCGAGACTGGCCGCACCGCGGAACCAACGACGACGACGGTGCCGTCGGCGAGTGTGGCGAGGTACATGTGATCCTCCGATGATGGTGGTGGGTGTGGGGCCGGTGTCTTGGCGGCGCGGCGGGCGGCTTCGTGGCGGAGGTCGTCGAGCGACCATGTCCCGGAGGTGTTGACCGACGCCGGCCGCCACGGCCCCTGTACGGCGGCGGCGGTGGCCGGGTCGATCTTGCGGGTCGTCCATCCGGCGTGGCTGGAGATGTCGGTCGGCTCGAGGCCGAGCCAGTTCGTCAGCGCGATCGACGCGGCGAAGAACGCGTCGATCTGGACCTGCGGCCACGGTTCGCCGACGCCGGTGTTGGCGGCCTCGATCGACACGGCGTACTCGTTCATGCAGTCGAGCGGGACGGTGCCCCGCGAAAACTTCTGCGGGCCGCCTTTGCCGTTGGTGTTGGTGGCGCCGGCGGCGATGACATGGATCGTGCCGGTGCGGTCGAGGTACAGGTTGGAGATGGGGGCGGTGTCGGCGTTGATGATGTAGCTGATGTCGCTGGCCGGTGTGGCGTTGCTGGCGGTGTGGTGCCACATCACGCACCACGGCCGGCCAGTGGCGTAGCCGCCGGACTTGCGGGCTCGGGTCTCCCATCCGTCAACCTCGAGCACATCAAGTCCGGCGGCCGACAACACGTCGGCCATCTCGATGAGATAGCGGCCGCTCATGGTTCGGGATCCGGTTCATCGGGCGGCAGGTCCGGTTCCGGTTCGGTCGGTGTGTAGCTCATGGGTTCACCTCCGTTCATCTCAGCAGTAGGACGATGATGATGACGATGAGTGCGACGACGATCACGCCGCTGGAGATGACGACGGCGTCGGCGATCATGGTGTCACCGAGAATTGGAATTCGAGGGTGACTTGCGAGTTCGTCCCGGAGTTGGGGACGACGGTGCCGGCGGCGGCGACGACGATCGGGCACCATGTGGTGCCGCCCGACGACGACCCGGGATAGATCGATGTGCCGGGCGGCCGGTAGCCGGCGGGCAGCGTGAACGCCGACGCCGTGATCGTGCCGTTTCTGATGACACCGCGGACCTGGACGACGTCGGCGACTTTGCGGTAGGCGGCAGCGATGGTGCCGCTACCGAGGTCCGTCCAGCCGTTCGTGAAGCCGATCCCGCCCAGAACCGGGATCCACGGTACGGCGGCGAACAGGTAGGCGACCCAGGCGCCGCTGACGCGGGTCCACACGGTGTAGGTGTCGGTGGTGATGCACATTGCACCGTTCGGCGGTGATGCCCAGGTGTCGCGGGCGGCGACGTTCGGGAACGTGGCGAAGATCTGTTGTTGGACGTAGGTGTTGAAATCTGTGGCGAGGACTTCTTCGCCGACGGCCCACACTTTTTGTGGCATGACAGTTGCTCCTATCCGGCGAAGCCGAGAACGAAGTTGGAATCGAGCCGGTCCTGAGCGTCGGGTCCCATGGTGAAGACGGCGCCGATGTAGGCCATCGGGTTGGAGTCGACGAGCATCCAGGTGACCTCCCAGGCGGTGCGGGTGATCTGGTGCTGGTAGCCGACGACTCTGGAGGCGATGTCGCGGACGTGGTCGGGGATGTCGGGTGGCGCCCAGACGACGCGGACGATGCCGGTGACCATCAGGATCGACAGGACGGCGTTCCAGCAGGCCGACGGGTCGGCGGCGATCGACGGTTGGAAGGTGACATCGTCGAGGGTGACTTGCGGGTAGGCGTACAGCTGGACAACGACGGCTGCCCATTGGCCGGCTTGGGTGTCGTCGGCGAGGCCGAGGTCGGTGCGGGTGTAGTCGTAGCGGCCGAACTGGTCGATCGACGCTTGATTCAACGCGGTTTGGGTGGTGCCGCCGGTGCGGGCCGCGAACACACTGTTGCGCAGCTGCCAGCCGATCGCCGACGGTGTCGCATCGGTGAGGACGTCATGGCCGACGTCGCATCCGAGGGTCACCACGGGAGCGGTTTTGGTGAACCACACCGACCGGTCGAGCCATCGCAGTTCGCCTTTGGTGGTGAAGTGGACGTAGCCGAGCTCGTCGTCGAGTGTGCGGTTGAGCAGTTCCCAGCCGGACTGGGCGAGGGTGGTTGCTTGCAAGGTGGCGGCGCCGTTGCCGGTCGGGGCGATGATGGTGCCGAGCCATCCGAAGAAGGTGACGATGCGTTGCACACGCGCCTTGGTGGTGTCGCCGGCTCCGGCGGCGGGTTGTTCGGGGCGGTCCATGCGCACGAACTCGCGGGTCACATCACTGGCGACCATTTTGGTTTGCCGGTTCGACGGCGTCGGGGTCCAGTCCTGTTCCCATGAGTCGGCGCGGCCGGTGAACAGGTAGTGGGTCGTCCATGTCGAGTCGGCCGGGTTGACGACTTCGCACCATGCTTCGACGGGTGTGCCGGGCAGCAGTCTGGAGTGGCCGCCGAGCGCGTATGGGCCGGACGGGTTGACCGGGTCGTATTTCCCGGTCGGGTCGGCGATGGTCACCTCGAGCGTGGCTGTGTCCGGTTTGCTGAGGATGCCTTGGACGGATTGGGAGCCGCCGTTGATGTTGACATCGAGGACGTCGCAGGAGATGTCGACCCACAGCGGACCCGACGATGGGACGTGACCCATCACGTTGCCGGCGTCCAACCGGTCGGTGGTCGAATGGAACCCGGTACCGGAACCGATCGCAGCACGCACCCACAGGCGGATGTAGTCGCTCCAATGCGGCGACGCGGCCCCGCCGGGTGTACCGGACGGCCACGGCATCCCAGGCGCCCACACGGCCATCTAGACACCTGTCCTGACCGGTACGTCGATGGCACCGTTGCGTCCGACGTAGCCGCGCAATGCGTTGACGACGCCGCGTTGGATCTCCGGGCTGTCGGCACCCAACCCGGTGGAGGTGACGTTGACGACGATCGTGGTGTTGCCGAAGCCGCGGCCGACACCGGAGAACTGTTCGCCGGCATGCACGATCGCCAGACCGGTCGATAGCACAGTGCCGCCGGCGGCCAACAAGGGGATGTTCGGCAACCCGATCGTTTGGCCGCCGATGTGGCCGAGCGGGCCGAGGTCGACGCCGGGGACTTTGAACTCGATCGCGTTCCAACCTTTGAGGATCGTGTTGATCGGCGCTTTGATGGCGTTGACGATGCTGGTGACGATCCCGCCGATCGAGTCGACGACCGTTTGCCATGCCGACACGATGGCGTCCTTGGCGGCGATGAACGGGGCGGTGAGGATCGACGTCAATGTGTGCCATGTGTTGGTGAACCAGTCGAACACGGCGGCGGCGGCGCCTTTGATCTTGTCCCAGTTGTCGACGACCGCCAAGACGGCGAGCCCGAACGGGCCGGTGATGATCGCCAGCAGCAGCGGCCAGTTGTTCTTGATCCAGTCGAACACCGCTACCGCGGCGTTTTTCAACACGTTGAACGCGGCGACGACGGCGTCCCATGAGGCGTCGACGAAGTCGCGGAACCACCCGACCTTGTTGTAAGCGATGATGACGGCGGCGACGAGCGCGGCGATCGCCAGGACGACGAGCATGATCGGGTTGGCGGCCATGACGACGTTGAAAATTCCTTGCACGATGTTCCACGTCTTCATCGCCAGCACGATCCCGCCGATCGCCAACACCAGCGGGCCGAGCCACGAGATGT